TGGTTAGCACCCATTTCTGCTTTTGCAAAATCCTTATCAAATAATTTTAGTAATTCATCTTTAGAATATTCTTTACCATTTTCAAAATTATCTTCATCTGTAATGAGATGACCGTAGCCTATAGTAGCCTTTCCTAATGAATCTAGGTAAGGTTTTGCAATGAACCCTTCGTGGTCCCGTATTCTTTTTTTTAAAACTTCTGACATTTTATCTTGCTCCTTTCATTACAACTCTAGTTGTCATTGGTTGTTTTTTCTTATTAAGATTTTTAAATTTACCTTTTAAAGGTAGTGCTTTAGATTTTATAGAACCTCCTTCCTTATATTCTTTTGCCCATTTTTTTGCTAATTTAGGTTTATTAGCAAATAAATATCTTTTTTGTTTAGCAGATTTAAAAGGCATTATTTTTTAAAACTACGTAATGTTTTAGCCAACCTTGCTCTTTGTCCCATTTTACCTTTTTTCTTTGCGGCTTTATTTAATTTACTTACAGGAATATCTTTTCCTTTTTTAACTCCTAAAGATTTACGAAGAGAACCAGGTTTTTTAATAGCATCTTGAATCCATCCTCCTTTTTTGGCTTTAATAACAGAGCCTTCTCTAGAACCTTTAGCCTTAGGTCCTTTAATAACCGAACCTTCTCTAGAACCTTTTACTTGAGCTCCTTTAATAACCGATGTTTGAGCAGAACTTTTTACAATTCCACCTTTCTTTTTTGTTTCAGGAACTTTTGTTCCTACATTTCTTTTTATTTGCATTGCTCCTCCTGTTAAAGTTTTACCTTTCAAACCTTGACCTGTCGGGTCACCAATAGGTTTTCTTGCAATATTTCTTCCCAAGTTTGCAGCATTAGCAATACGTTGTCTTACGCCCATGCCTGGTGATTTAGGTATTGCCATTACTTAGTTAATCCTTTTGCCTTCTCAAAAGTGCGGAGACCCGATACGCCGAGCATTGAAGTGACAATTGCTAGTAAGGGACCAGTTTCTATGGCAGGTGGGACAATATCCATACCTGAAAATTTTGCATACCAATCAATACATGGAGATAATATAAAAGCAAAAAATAAGGCAAGCGCTCCACACCATCCTATAGCGGGTCGCCAGCCAGCAACGAATACGCTGCGATGGCTGGCTTCCTTTGCATTAACATCTAATTGTTTTTCTGCAAGTTTTTGTTGAATGCGTTGCATTAAAATCTTTTTATCTAATTTCTCCTCTTCTGAAGTATGAATCTCATCGACTACTTTAGCAATTGTTTTTAAGGCTCCGCCTTTTCCACCTAGTATGCCTCCGAGTAAGTTTAACATTACGCAGCGCCACCAGTCATGCTAGAAATAATAAAGATAACAATAATAGCGACAATACCCGCTTTTATCCAGTCCTTCATTTTCCAGTCGGACCACTCTTTAATGTGTGCCCATAAATCTTTCAATAGGTTCATACGACCTCCTTTTTTAAGATGATTAATCTACATTATGTTCACAATTTTTGCAATCACATGATTGACAAGAACTACCATCACTACAATGACAGCCATGACCACAATTTTTACACTCCCCTGTATTTTCCTCTTTTTTTAAAGTCCATCCATACCTTTTGCTATAGTAAGCATTTAAAGTAAGGAGAGTTTCCATTATTTATTTATAATATTTTACAGGGTTCATTATTTTAATCCTTTAAAAGGTACCTTTTTAATTTGCATTTTACTGCGCTGTCCTTTTGGTCCGCCACCTAAATTGTCTATTTTTTTAGGGCCTTCAATCCTCATGGATGCAGTAGAAACTTCATAATCTTACCATTTTTTACCTCAATGTATTGTTGGTTTATCTTCATTTAATTCTTGTAAAGCATGTTCTACAAATAGTAAAGCCACATTCTCAGCGTAATTTTGAGACAAAAAAAGCTCTTTAACCTTAACTATTAAAGCCTCTGCCATAATTAATGATTGCTCTTTACTTTGAACATTATCTTGAATAAGTTTATCTATTTGACGTAAATAATTATCAAATAATTCTTGAGCGGTAAGTATCATACTTTTCCGCCTTTGTTTTTATATTGAAATCCTGGTCCTTTACCTTGAGCATCTAATTTTTTCAAATTAATATTTGCTCTAAGTTGAGCAATATCTTCGGCAGAATCAATACGAGCATTATCTATTTTATCTTTTTGTTGTAGTTTTTGCTGTTCAAAACCAAGTTTGGTTTGGTCAAATTGTAGTTTGGCTTGGTCATTCATTGCTCTTTGCTGTAATTCTTGTTGTTTTAACTGAACCACAGGGTCAGGTTGTCCCTCACCACTCATTTGAGATTGTAGTTGTTGAACTTCTGCAAAGAACTGAGCCTCTAATACCGCAATTTGCCCTTGAGTCATGTTCTCTAAATTCTCTCCTTCTGCTACTTGTCCCATTTGTTGTTCTGCTTGTTCAATTTGACCTGCTACCGCTTCTTTGGCTTTTAATGTTACATGTTGTAATATGTGTTTATTTAAATCAATAGCAATTTGTGGCATAAGTTGGACAATAGGGGAAAGACCAAAAGCAATATGAGTTTGAATATGAGCATCATGATTTTGCCCCTCATATGCCTCAATTTTGTCTTGATCTATTAATTTTTGATTTTCCTGTGTTGGACTCATTGGTTCAGGTTTTTCCAACTTCATAATTTTATCAATATCTTTAACCCCAAGAGCCTCATACATACGCACATAGGCTTCTTTCACATTATGTAATTGTGGCGCACTTGTGGCAAGTTGTAATTGTGTTTGTGCTAATTGAATTCTTTGTGCCATCGAAAATATATTAGGGTCAGCAATAGGAATAATATCAACACGTTCGTCAAAATCTGTTTGTTTAATTTGTCTATCCCCACCAACCACAGCGTATGGGTATTCAGGTGGAAGATAAGATTGAATAACGTTGGCTAATAATTTAAATTCTTTTTGCATAGAGTAATACATTCTTTTGTGAATGCTACTCATGATACGCGAACCACGTTCCAATAATGCAATAGTTGTTCCAACAGGAGCCCCTTGATTTGCATCACCTACTTGCATGTCTGCTACTTGAGCAAAACGTTGTCCCGCTTGTACAACAAATCCTAATAAATTAAATAATGTAGTAGAAGGTTCCTTATAAGGAAGAGGCATTAAGCCTTCCCTAATAGCCCCACTCGGGGCATCTACATCTCTAAATTCACCTGGTTGTAAAGGACTATCATTGTCGGCGATACGTAGACCGCGTGTCTTGAAACCTGCGGGAAGATTTGATAATGTTCCTGCATCAATCAATTGACGTAGTGCTTGTGTCGCGGTACGCGATAAACCACCAATTAAATGAATTAATCCAAACCCATAAAATCCTAAACCTGGTAAAAATTTAAAGTGAACAAAATATTGTTTCTTCTTAAAGAGTTCATCACCCTCTTCATAGTTACGACGAATAGATAAAACCTTACTTGATTGTTCATCAAGCGTCACAATGTAGGGAAGTTTAATTCCTGTTGGCTCTCCTGAAGAATCTTTATTTTCATATCCTTCTAAATCTAAATCAACATGCATTTCTAAAAGAGTAATCATATAAGATTCACCTGTTTGTTGAATACCATCTATTTGGTCAATCTTACCTTGAATATTTGCTGCATTATAGGTTGGGTCGTCGGCTGTTGGATTAAGTTCTATATCTCGATAAAATCCTGCTACTTGTTTTTTACGAATATCATTTTGAGATTGTTTTACCACATGAGTAATTCTTTCACAGGAATCTAAATCGGTTGCTGTGTACGGAACAATTAAATCTTCGGCTGGAACAAATTTTGAAACAGCGCGGTCTAACTGTGCATCGTAGTATACTTTTTTAAATGTCGAGCCTGAGAGCGGTAAATAAAAAAGCATCTGGTCTAGTTCAGGAGTATATTCTTCCATCACATTAGTGATTTGATAATTCATAAATTCTTTTACACGCTGTGCTTGTTGATATACTTCAACAGATTCTTTTCCCACAACACGCGTTCTAACTGGTCCATCGGATGGCATTAATTCTTTAAATGCGGTAGAACTAAATTGTGTAACGGCTTCTGCTAATAATGGATGTGTCACGCCACTCGCACCGCGAAACGGTCTTGTTCTATCATCATATTTAAATCCAAGTAAATCTAATCCTTGTACATATGTTTGTGACCATTCATCACGAGAGGATTTATCATTTTCATATTCCTCCATTAAGTCAGACGAAATACGCCCCAATTCAGCGTCATCCATTTTTTCTGATAAGTTGCAGTAAAAATCTTCTTCCGCGTCTAACGGGTCATCGGACACGGATATTTCTTCAGAAACAATTTCTATATCAACTGGTTCTTCGTTTTGAATTGCATCTTCAATTGTCTCCCCTACAACTGATTGTATCTTTTGATCTATATTATTCTCAGCCATAATTTTTTATAACCTATTCACATCTATAAATCTACCAAAATGAAATTTTGCTATTTTAAGAGAACCACAAAACCTCATATTTGACCCATAATTCGTTGTTTTGCAATTTTAAAATATGTTTTATCATTTTCTATACCTATAAATTTTCTATTTAAATTACTACACGCAACTCCAGTTGAGCCGCTTCCCATTGTAAAATCTAAAACTGTATCGTTTTCTTTGGTATAAGTTTTAATTAAGTATTCTAATAAGGCTACAGGTTTTTCTGTAGGGTGGTTATTTTCAGTAGATTTGGAAAAATACAAAACATCTGATGGATAATTTTTATTGCTTTGTGTGTAAACAGCATCTTTTCTGATTGATCCTCCCATGCTGTAGGTTTGTGTCTTTTTTTGTTTAATAACTTTTTTTGTGGGTATTATACCCTGTGGATAATAGGGCATGTTATTTAGTCTTGTTGGTGCTGTAGTGCCGTTTGAAAAAACAGAAATAATTTCATAATTTTTTAAAGGTTTTACTTTTGCATTTAAAAAACCACCTTTACTATTTTTAATCCAAATCCAATCGTACTTAAATTCTTCTAAATTACTATATCTTAATTTTGTAGAAAAAGGCTCTTGTCCAAAAAGAACAACAGCCATCTTGTTTTTTCTTATTCTTTTAATATGTTTCCACATTTCATCCAAATCTAATAAATTATCCCATTTTAACCTTCCCCAATTATTAGTTTCATAGGGAGGGTCAGTTAAAATTAAATCAATAGAATTATTAAGTATGTTTGGTAATATATTAAAACAATCTTCGTTATAAATTTTTATCACTCAGATTTTTCTTCTTTTATTTTATTTTTTTTAGGTAAATATACTTCTACAAAACTCCCACAATTAGGGCAACTAAGGTTTGTTACCATATCATATTCTTGCTGATTAAATTGTTCTTCAGTATCATTGTCTCCGCCCCATATTAATAATGTTTTACAATGCCAACAATTCATTAATTAATAATACTCGAGTTATGCCCTACGTGTGTCAATAAATCCACCAAAATAAAATTTTGGTATTTCGATAGAACCACCTAATTTTTTCTTTGTTATTTTTTTGGTGGCGTCTGTAATTGCTGTGGACTCTTCTTGGAGGAGTTTTGCGAAGAACTGCGTAAGTTGTTTTGCAAGATTATAGATGTTTGTCCTGTCTCCACCTTCGGTAGTTGTTCTGGTGTCTTTACTAAAGTTGTTGATAAAACTTTGCCCATTTTTTATTTTAATCCAATCATTTGTTAGTTTCTCTAATTCTACTTCAGATATATAGGTATTAACATCAAAATCCAAGTCTTTTATAGCCTCATTAAGACCTGTTTTAGTAAATTCTTGTATATAAGGCAACACATCCGCTTTTTTTATTCTTTTTTCTTTAATAGCCTGACTAATAGCATCCTTATCTATAATAATCCTAATTCCAGGTTCTCCTTGTACAACAATGGGCTGATAGCCTCTAAATATCTTAGCAGGATCATTATTTATTATTCTTTCAAATAAAGATTTTAATGTATTACTATCACGTAAATTGGTATCACCTGCTTCAATAATATCTAAGGCAAAATGTTGGGGATTTTTGGTAAGGTCTTTGGCTGTATTTACCCATACCTCTGTTTGGTTTAACAAAAACCCTAATTGAGCAGCAGCATCTTTTGCTGCTTCTTTCGAAATATAGGCTTGTTGCACGGTTGATGGATTTTGATACAATTCCCATCCACCTGTGCCATGCACATTCCCACTAAAATCTACTCCTGTTAATTCATTTATCATCTCTATAGCTTTGGCGGTTACTTTTTCACTTATCGTAAATTTTTTATCATCATCGAGTTTATCATATTTCTCGCCGTATGTTATTTGCCAAGGGGATCCTTCTCCAGGTTCTACTTCCATCGAAATACGACGTAAATTTCTATTCAAGGCTTTAAGAATATCACCACTTTGATTTCCCTCTGCATACATGTTCGTTAAATTCATCCATCCAATCGCTTGTATCTCCGATGGTTTCCAATCATTCTTGCCCATCCATTCTTTATCATTAAGGTATTTTGTTAATCCCTGTCCAAAGAGAGCTCTGTTTTCATATTTCGTTGTTGGTATTCCTCCTCCTGTGCTCCAATCTATCTTTATGTTTTCAGGAATAATATATCCTAACTTTTCTAAATGGTTTAAATATGTTTGATCCACGAGACCCGTATCGCGTGCCGTGTGGACATCAACAACAAAAGGTTGTCCGCCACTACTATTATGCCCCATCCAACTACGGGTATTAATATTTAATCCTGCATCAATAAAATCAGAAATTTTAGGACCCACACCTCCTTCAATTGGTTTTCCGTAAATAATACTTTTAATGTTATTTGTTGGTGCAGGAAGACCTTTTCCTTTTACCTCGTCAAAAGGAACCCCTCGCTTGAACTGTTCATATATATAAATAACATTATTTAATGCACTGCTTGGTGTTTCATTAATTTGTCCTGAAAGCCATGCTTTGACCAATGTGTTACGTAAATTTTTATCGTCTCCCGCCATCACTTCAAAAGAAGAAAAAATTTTTTTATACCAGTTAGCGGCTTCCATTATTTGAGTATCATCTAACGTAATTTTATCTTCCCAATCTTGGTAAGTAATATCACCAATAGCAATAGGAGGTAAATCCGATCCATCTGGACCTGTAATAACAATACGCTTATTTAAAGGAAACCCTGGATAATTGTCTGCTTTTCCATCAATAATCTTTTGTAAGCGTAACTTATGAAGTCGGGTGTTATTATCCGTTTTTTCTTTAGGAAAATTTAATCCACTGTCAGTAACTTGTTTATCAACTATATTATGATCTATATTTTTAGTAAGTTCAAATAAATCTTCAATTGATAATTTTGTTTTTGAAACAATATTTTTATTTTCAGAACCTAAAACGTAAGCAACTGTTGATGGAATATTTTCCATACCAGCTTCTTTAGCCGCAACTAATCTTTGATTTCCTTCAGTAACTACAACCCTACCTCCAGATGTAATGTAAACAGCTATTCTATTTTCTGGATCAAAACCTTCTTCTTGTATTGATTTTGTTAATTTGTTTATTCTCTCTGCCCTAGATTTTGGCATTGTTTGTAAATCCCTAGATTCATTATTTTGACCTTTAGAATTTTCCAATAGCCAATCTATGGGCATATTTATATTATTTAATCTTAATGTTTCCCCACCATAAATAGTATCTAAATTTTTACCTTTTTCTTTTCTATCGTTTAATATATTGTTTCTGTGTCGTTTTAAAAATTCTAATCCTTCCTCACCTCTAAAACTAATTTCCTTATTAGCTTTAACATTTTTTGCCCATTCTTCAAAAGATACCTCCTCTGTAATATTTTTCTCTAACTCTTTAACTTGTTTATCCAGTATTTTTTCCATTAGATGACCTGCAATGTCCCTCCAACTAGGTTTCCAATAAGGTTCTGGATCCCAATCTGGTGGCTTATTATCTGGCTCATCTCCTCTTGTGACTTCTTGTGAAGGCATCACTTCTAACTCATCTTCCCCGACTTCTATAGGTTCATCATCTTTTTTTGATTGAACAATAATATCCTCTAAAGATGTGTCACCCACCACAGGAGTTGTATTATAAAAACTTTCATCATATGTTTTGTATTTTTTTACTCTGTCTAGTTCTGAAGAAGGAAATAATGTTTCAAGGTCTACTAAATCGTTTGACCCATAACCTGAGAGGTCTATGTTTTGTCCTTGAAAATATTCAATAACAGCAGGAATAGATAATCCCATCTGTGAAGCAATAACTGCCAATGGTACTGCTGCTTGGGCTACCATTTAGTAATACTCAGGTATTTGTTCATATATTCCTTTAATCGGGTCTTCATAATCATCCTTTAGTGATACAAAATTTCCTTGACGATAACGCATTAATGCTTGCGTCATACTATCAACTAAATCATCATGTTCACCATAAGGAAAAGCCGCACATTCTTCAATCATTTCTTCCGCAAACTTTTTGTTGGGAGCCCAAACTTGTCCTGCTTCAAAAATAGGTGACACCGAATTTACACGTGAAAGTTTATCATTACCTTTTGATGGTGTATAAGCCACAACAGGAATACCAATTTGTCTTAATTCTTGAATTAAAGGCATACCGCTTGCTTTGGCTTCAATAACAATAGTTTCAGGTTCCCAATATTTATAATGTTCCAATGCTTTCTTTTTTAATTCAGGAAATTCCCACCTATCTTTTATACAATCCATTAAAATAATATTATCGCGGTTAAATTCTGTTTTAAAAATTCCCCATGTGCTAATAGCACTGTAATCAGCCGAGTCTTTTTTAGAAAAAGCGGTATCATAACTTTGAATAACGTGAAGAAGTTCAGGTATTTCTTCTTTTTCCCATTTTTTCCACCATTCACGTTTAATAATAGCCCCTTCTTCCGATGTTGGCTTCTGTTGATACTGAGCCTCCCACGACATAACAGGTAAATTGGCTTGAATTTTCTCTAATTCCTCTTTTTTCCAATATTCAGGCCATATCGGTTTACCACTTGGCATAATTGCAGGAAACTCTATTACTTCCCATTGGTCTGCTTTTGTTTCTGCTTGTTGTTTTTGTAATCGCCCCGTCAAATCGCGTTCCGACCACCGTGTCATAACAATAACAATCGCTCCACCTGGTTGTAAACGTTGTCTAGGTCCTGACATGTACCATTCAAAAGCATTATCAAAACTTGTATCAGTAATACTTTGCTCTGAATGTGGGTCATCAATGATTAATAAATCTGCACCACGCCCAGTAATAGCCCCACCTATACCTGCACCAAAATATTCTCCTCCATGATTTGTTTCCCAACGTCCTGATGCTTTTGAATCTGCTCGTAAACGTACATCTTTAAAAATTTTTCTATAATCGGGGTCATCCATTAAGTTTCTCATCTTTCGACCAAACCTATAAGACAGTTCTGCTGTATGAGTGGCTTGAATTATTTTTGTTTTTGGTTTTTTACCCATCAGCCATGCAGGAAATAAGTAAGATGCAAACTCTGACTTAGTGTGTCTCGGAGGCATATTGACAATTAAACGTTTTAATTTTCCTGAAGCAATTTCTTCAAACTTTTGTGCCATGATGTTGTGGTGATAACCATCAATAAATTCAGGCCAAACCATTTTAACAAAGTGCATAAAATTATTTTCTGCTTTTTTGCTATCATCCTGCATTGCAATTGCGAGCATTAACCTTAATTCTTCGTCGGAATAGTTTTGAAATTTATTATTATTGGTTTCCATTGGGACTCCTAAAGACATTTATACTAAAAAAAAGGGTATACCCTAACAAAATATGTTTCATATGAAAAATTATTCACTGCGTATTCAAAACTCGCGCTTGCGTCCGCGCCCCGCGACCTAGGGTGAATTTTTGGGGGGTAGGGAACCGCGGAAAACCGCCATTTTTTTCATTTTTCACAGGTACCCTAAGGCTTTTCTCGCATCGCGCTCCGTTTTCTGCCAAATTATAGGTTACGATAATCTTTTGTTATCGTACCTTATCCTGGTTTACCGCAGAACTCTGCGCTTTTCGTGGTTCGTGAACCGTGAACTTTTTTTAAAAAACTAGATATAGTAGTCCAACCTTCCCTCGTTGGCGGTTCGTTGACACCGTTTCGTGAGAGTTCCAGCGAATACCTTCCCTCATACAGATATATCGTCTCTGGGGGAAGGTGTTTCGCGAGTTTTTTTTTAAAAACCACAATGTAATTCTTCCCGCCCGTTTGTTCCCACAGTTTTATATTCATTGCAATTTGATGCGGGCTCAACCGTACTTTATTTCCTACAGCAACTTTAGCCTCAACAAAAACTGTATCCATTTGTGGAGCAATACCAATCAAATCAGGGAAGCCATGCAGTGTTGTTGTTTCAATTCTTATCCAATTATAAATTGTTATGTTTTTCTTTATTAATTTAACAAAGTTAGACTCTTTCATTTCATGTTTCTTGTTATTTTATTTTTAAAAGTTTAGGGTTACACATATGATTAAAGTTTTTTTATTAATAGTAATGATGCACTCACCAACACTACCTTATGTAAAATACAAAGCATTGTTCTATCCTAACCTTGAGCAATGTGAAATTGGTTCTGTTTGGCAAGAAAACATTACTGTTGAAAGAGCGATGAAAGATGGATTAAATCCTGTTGTTGTTAAAACAAAATGCCTTGAAATGGATATGTTCATTAGTAATCCTGCAGACTTTATTCTTTTTGATCAGCAGTCTCTTCATGCTCAATAAGTTTTAAATCATCGTTTTTATTATCATCAGGATTAAGTTCTATTACATTTTCCTCTCCTACAATTGGAATTCCTTTTTTCTGTAACTCATTTAATTTTTTTAAAAGTTGATCTCTCGGTAAGTTTTCAATAGCACTTTCCATTCTAATTGTTGGGTCATACAATCCTCCTGCTTTACCTCTTAAAGCCTCAGCATTAATAGAAGCAGCGTAGTGTTTTTCTTCTTCTGCTCTTTTACCTAACTCATCTAATCGTGCTAAGTGTTTATCCATACTCACTGAATATTTATCTTGTTGTTCTTTTTTCATGTCGTAGATTGCTTCCGCAACTAAAGGATATTTGTTAGGGTCTTGTAATTCATAAGCACTCTTTCGAGCAATGGCGTCAGAGTATCCTGCTTTTCTTGCAGACTCAGAGGCAGACTGCAAACCCATTAAAGTTTTGGTACAAAACTCATAAACAAATCTCAATTGTTTTGGGGTAAGTTTTTTCGATCTTCTTCCGTCTAATATCTTTTTCATAACTACAATATAACTTTTTTAATTAACATTTATTGCTCGTGGCACAAAGAACAAAAACCTTATTTTCTGCGAAACATTACTTTTACCTTACACTTGTAGTGTAAGCCTTACACTTGTATTTTTCGAGTAGTGTAAGGTGTTTTATGGCTTAAAACAAAGAGTATTGAGGTTACCTTACACTCCTTACACTTGTTTTTATAAAAATTTTTATTTTTTTTTTAAAATCACTCCAAAAGAGATTAGTAGTGTAAGGTAGACACAAAGGACATCCGCAACATACATCTACCTATACCTATTGCCGAATTAATATTAATCATTAAAAAGAATTAGTAATGGATAAGAAATGCACCAGATGCAACCATATTAAGAATGTAGAACTGTTTGACCGCAAAACAGAAAACAAGACAGATGGTAGAAAATCATGGTGCAAGGAATGTGCTTCTAAGCATGGTAAGGCTGTTTGGTCTGCTTATAAACGAGACAAAGACCACGAAGCACTGAGCGCGTCTCCTGAGAAATTTTTAAAACATTGGCTTCTCAAAGTACGTGGAAAAATGTTCGGCAGACAACGTCATCAAGTTCACGAAGACTTAACATTACAGGACTTACTTGATTTATGGAAAAAGCAAGATGGTAAATGCGCACAAACAGGAATACCCATGACACATTTAAAAGGCGCAGGAATAATTGACACAAACGTTTCAGTAGACCGCATTGATAATAATATTAAAGAATATAATAAAAATAATATTCAACTCGTATGTTATCGGTACAATATGATGAAACACAACCAGCAAGAAAAACACTTAAAAACCTGGTGTAAAGCCATTTTAGACTACTCTAAATAATCCCAGAAAACAGCCCTAAATTAACTATTTCTTGGATATATAATAAAATATTATATAAATAGGACATAATAAACATACAGGAGAAAGTTATGAGAAAGAAGAGAAATAAAAAACTTAAAGTTTCTGTTTCATTACCAAGATTATCTGAACTTGAATTTTCAAATGCAGATAAATTTGAAGAGGCAGTTGGTTTTTATCTTACTAAACTTGGTGTGTCTAAAAGATTACAAAATACTTTATCAATTAAAGTACACATCAGAAAAACTACTTTAGGTAAATCAACTTTAGGTACTTGTAATATTCCACTTAATGGTTCTCAATCTACTAAAGATTTTAAAATTGTTCTTTTATGGGATTTACCTTTTTATAGTCAGTTATCAACTCTTGCACATGAGTGCACACATATTGCTCAACAATTGAGTGGTAGATTACAACTTAGACGTTGGTCTAGTGATGGTAAACAACATGTTCGTTGGGAAGGTAAAGACTTAGGTGAATACCTTGTTGATGTTCCTTACGCAGATGCGCCTTGGGAAAAGGAAGCCGATGCGTTTGGTAAAAAAGCCTACTTTAACATTTTTACCCCAAGCAAATGGAGGAACTAATGGAAATTATTAAATTATTAATTGCCTTTTTACCGCTATTTCTTTTTCTTGGTTGGCAGGAAAAAGAAACACTTAAAAACTTATTTAAACATAAAGGAGAAAGAAATGAGTAAAAAACAAATGAGTAAAGAAGAACTTTTAAATAAAATTAAGGATATTTGTATAGATAATGTACATCCAGATTTTTTACATAATCAATCAATTAATTTATCACAAGAAATATTAGACCTGATGCAAGAACAAGAAGGTGATAAGAAAGATAAAGTATCGTCTAAATACATAATCATGGTTGAACCAACATTTCCTAAAGATTTTGGAAAAGAGGAAAACGGTGATGATAGAGTATTAACTAAGGACGAACAAAATACCCTTGATAAGTTGGATGATAAAATCAACAAAGCAATTAATTCTATTAGTTGTTCAACTGATTTTTCTCCTCATCAGTTAAGTATTGATTGCTGGATAGATGAGGTTGAGGTTGAAGACTTTACTATGGCACATTTGGAGGACAAGTAATAATGAGTAAAAAATCGATTATAAATATAAAGGTTTCAGGAGTTAAAAGATTAAATAATTCTGTTAATGGAAACCCAAGATATGAATTTCATTTTTATAAAGGAGGCGTTGCAACAACGCCTTCGGATGCAGGATGGGTGTATGCTTTCAGCCCTGACACTTTTTGGGGTAAGTGGGTAGATATTACTTATCATATAACAAAAGCAGGAAAAGCAATTCTGGACTCAATACAATTAAATCAGGAGGACAAGTAATGGAGAAAGTAGAATTTAAAATACCTTACACTAAGTTTGGTACAATATTTGCAGACAAAGACGGTGATAACCTCGTTATCACGGGAGTGTCTAAAGACTATCATAAAAAGAATATCTGGGCGCTAGTTCACAAGGGCTATACCTTATGGAAATACCGAGATAATTTTGCTATCTATCAGCAGGACAAAAAGTTTATAGGTCTTGGTTTAGATAAAGAAGATAATCTTGTTGAGGTTAATTTTAGTAAAAGACCAAACAGACATATCATTAAAGATGAGCAACCTGAAGGGGCTTACTGGTATGCTTATGATATTGCTACTTATAATGAGCATCATATTCTTTTAAAGGCTCAAAAAGTTATTAAAAGAACTCAAGAAGAGGCTAGGATTAAAGCAGAAAAACTACTTTATAAAAATGCTAATGAGAACCGTGCTAAATGTGGTGCGTGTGAGCGTCACATTGAAAGATGGGATGAAGGCAACTGGAATGGTGTTGTATATGACCATGGCTTTGAACAAGCAGGTTATAGAGCAGGTGTTTGTATTGGTGCAAGATACCAGCCTTGGGAAAAGTCTCCTGAAGGTAAGATTGTTTACATCAAGCAATTGCAAGATAGAGAGGCGGAAATAGTTAAGTGTAAGCCTAATCAAGCGAGACTTGATAAACTTATAAAAGCATCTGATGAGTATGTTGTTTGGAACAATGAACTTAAAAAACTTAAAGAAGACCTGTGGCAGGACTTTAGACAGTCTCGTTGGTATCCTTACAAAAACTTTGATATTAACTTTAGAAGATACCTTTTAGACACTCCAGGTTATGAAAAGTTTGAGTCTCCAAAAAGAAATCCTAAATTCTTTGATGTTAATATTTGGAACCAAACTACTCTTGATGAGTTATTAGATGCTTGGCAGAGACAATTAGATATGATCCGAGAGATTATTTCTAAAGAACAAATTAAAGTTGATAATTGGAAAGAACAATTAACAGCCAGAGAGATTATTAATTCACGTGGTTAAATTAATTATTCTTTGTATAACGGTTGGGGCGTGTTGGTATATGGCAATATATTTCTCGCCCTACCACACTTTTATTCGCGAATGCATTTATAATGAGGTTTTTGAGTTTGACCTTAGTCGTGAGTATTGTACGTGGCTTTATAATGAAATGACGGAAAAAAATAATACATGGCTAAGAGAAATGATTAGCCTGCTACACGGGGTGGAAAAATGATTTCTGAAGATTATTTAACTTTATTAAAAAATACAGACATATGCAGATTAAGCAAAGAAGACACAAATAATTTTGTTTTAAAATATCATTACTCAGGCGTCATGCCTCGATTAACAAAAGAAAGATTAGGTATAATTATTAATAATAAACTGATGGCTGTTTTAACTTTAGGATGGGGAACACGACCTTTACATACTATTAAAAAATTATTTGATGGTTGTGTATCTGAAGATTATTTTGAAATAGGTAAAATGTGTTTACACGATGATTTACCAAAGAATTCTGAAACTATTTTTTTATCTAAAGTAGTAAAATGGTTAAAAGTTCACTATCCTCAAAAGAAATTTTTATACACGTGGGCGGATGGAATAGTGGGAAAAGTAGGATATGTGTATCAAGCATTTAATATGCTGCATGGAGGTTTTATAGAAACCGATATTTATGTTTCTAAAGATGGACATAAAATTCACCCTAGAACAGCGCAAGGTATTATAAAAAAAATGTATGGTAAAAAAGATAATTTAAAAATAGGACAACGCCCTACTTTTGAACAACGCATTGATTTAGAATTAAAAAGAGTAAAAGGAAAACAATTTAGATATATTTTACCTTTAAACAAAAAAGCCAAACAATTATTGAAAACATCTTCAGTTGATTGGCAACAAAATTATCCTAAGGAAAAAGATTTATCGTGGAAAGTTTTATTACCTACAGAAAAAGAATACACTAAACTTAATGCGATGCCTTTTGTAATGAAAAGAGAGGTATTTAAAGCAACAAAACCACAACAGTTAACATTAGATTTGTTGAGTCATATTTATAAATCATACTAATGAAAAAGGCTTATTTTAGCCCAGAAAACAGCCAATAATGAGATAAATGTTTTATTTTATAATATTTTATTATATAAATTAAGGATAATTAACATACAGGAGAAAGAAATGACAAAACATGTTAAAATTACTGAAAAGGTTAGAAAATTTTTAGTAAAGTTTTCTAAACTTACAATACATGAAAGAATAAAAGTTCTTAATAGGTTAAAAGAACTTAAATTAGTTGCTAAACAAAAAGCACCTGCTGTTGATGAACTTTACTTAATGTGTTTATCAATATCTAGCAGAATAGATTTAG